CTTGTTTCTCGTGATGTGAGAGCATAATTACACTTTTAACAATACAAATATACGAAAAATATTTTAATTATCCAAGTCTTTTCTAAAAAACTTTCCTAATAAATTATCATTTAGGGATAAATCATCACCTAATACATCGTGTGCAAATTGTTCTTGTAGTTCATAATAGGTTAAAGCCTTCTTTCCTTTACAGAATCTAAGTATTTCTAACTTTAGTGTATCATTGATATCACTTCTTCTATCTTCTTCTAAAGCCAATGCATTAGAATGAAACCATAACTGTACTGTTGCATTTGATGAACGATAATCTAACCAATTAGATTCTTTTTCAACCATTTCATATTTCTTCATTCTCTTATCTGTAAGAGCAGCCGTTTCTTTTTTACCAAACTTTCGTTTTCTAATAGAAACTACTTGTTTTTTACCAATGTAAAATTCACCTGTAATTCCATTAGTTATTTTGTATATAAAACCAAATGTACCTTCTGGCATATCTGATAATTCTGTTATACATTTTCCGTTATAAGTCCATCCCATAGTTAAAAATCTTGAAATCATTTTCGTACCTTTCTCTCACCCACTCTTTCATCCACTCTTCAGAATAATAATATTTGTAATATTTTTCTTGATTTAAGTTTGGATGATTATCGTGTATTGGATTATTATTTAGATGTGGTAACTTTTCTTTATAATTAAGTTTTTTAAATAACACAGCGGTATCTTCTAATAAGTTTTCATATCTTCCTATAAAAGATACTTCTTTAGTATTTGTTTTTCCTTCGTTAATATAATAACTTTGAGGTATAATCCATGTATCGTTTTGATTTATTGTTTCAGTAAACTCACGAAAATTACTTGAATAAATATTTTTTCTAACTCCATGTTGCCATGCAGACATCAATCGTGTAAATGGATTTCTAACTATTGTAAAGATAAAGTATTCATCATCAGGAACTGCACGTATAGAATCATGTGAAGTATATATTTTCACAGAATCCTTAGTTAGTAATACTTTATTGATTGATGTTCCTCCTGTTTTAGGGACATGAATGAATGCCCATTTTTCAGAGTGATTTAGAAGTAAACTCAAAATTAATTGATTTAAGTTATTTTACTGTATCTGAATATTTTTTCAGATTCAATTTTCCACCTCTTGCCTGTGCAAGTGCCTTATCATCTTTGTGTAATTTGTTTTGATTATCAGCAGATATAGGTGTTTTATCTTTTTTGTTGTCCGCAAGTTTTGCGAATTCGGACTTGTTGTATAAATCTTGTATTGATGCCATATTAGTATCTCCTTGTTATTATATAAATATAGATTAAGTATCGAAACGAACAATAAAGTTCATATCATAATCTGGTAAGTTCTTTATTGGTTTAGGTAATTTAGCAACTGCAATCATATTATTATCATCATCATATAAACCAATAGTTGTAATAAATGGTGCTAGATAAGAACCAGTTGGGTCTATTGATGCAGATGTATGATAATCATCCCAACTACCACTTACTGATGGTAGATATGAACCTGTTATTGATGATTTTAATTTTATATCCCCTACTTCTTTAATCTTAATAGTTCCTGCAGGTTTAACATTTGGTATAGCCGTTGTTGTAAAATCATATGAGTTTGTTAGTACAACATCTACTGCAGATGGACTTTGTGAAGTGTTAAACTCACCAGCCTTAGAACTTACTAAAACTTCTGTTTCGTAAATTGTTTTGGTACTTCTATATTCTAATGAATAACTTGTAATTAATTCAGTTAAAACTATTAAACCATCTTCATAGAAAATATTACCAAATTGAGAAGCATCGATTGATAACCCATCAAAATCTAATACTTCAGATACTTTCATTAATCCTGCTTGTAAATCAAATGAAACTACATTTATTACATCTGTATCTGTACCAAAGGTTACTGTCATTTCACCTGATTCTAAATCGGTTGGAGAACTAGGGTGTATTGTTCCAGTAAATACCTCACCATCGTTATCAGTTATAGTAATTTGACCTAATTCAAAATCAATACTTGTAAGAATATATTCAGGAACACTTGAAAATATATTACCACTACCATCATCACTATAAATACTATCATTATCGTGATTTACTATTTGAACTGATTTATCTTTTATACCTTCACCATATAATTCTTGAGGAACTGCAATGGTATAAATAGTATTAGATATCTTTCTTTCTGCAGTAAGATTAGCTAAATCAGAAACTTTACCAAATAAAGTAATGGCAGTTGCATCTGAATTATAAAATTTAGAATTTATGGAATTCCAAAAAGAATAGTTATCACTTCCATAACTATTTGAAGCAGATACAACAGCATAATCAGAATTACTTAAAGACCATTCTTTATAGACCTTAAAGTTTCTTTTAGTTATATTAGATTTTGGTATAGTTTTTAACATACAAACGTTTCTCCTCTATATAAATATATTGAAATAAAAAACCCCACTCGTGGTGGGGTTATTTAAAATTATAAGTTTATATATTAAAAATCAAGTTTTACTTTGATTAGAACTTCCTTATCAAATGACTTTGGAACTGGTTGTGATGTTTTAGCCACCGCAATAAGTTCGTTAGCATCACTATATAATCCAACTGTTGTAATAAATGTTCTTGGGTCTTTTTCAAAAGTTGATTCTGCAAAAGAATTATCTGAACCTGTTACAAATGTTGGGTTATTAGAATAATTATATTCTCTGTTTGTTGCTCTTATAAAGTAATGTGAAGTAGAAACATTTTCTGTTCTTCTTGCTTCAAAATCATTACCACCTTTAATTGCATTGTGTAATAAGAAATGATTTTTAGCTTCTGCATTTACTGCCAATGAAACTGATGCATTATCAGCACTATTTTTATCGATTGATGTTCCTATTAAACTATGAACAGCAGTTGGATTAAGAATAACCAATCCTTGTTCTGGATAGAATAAACCTAAACCTTGACCATTTGAAGCTGTAAGTGAGTTTACAGTTGCTGCATTTTCTGTTCCTAAATTAAGTGAACCACTACCTACATTAAATACTCTTCCTGCCTTTCCAACAGTATCATCAAATTTCTTACCACTATCATCAATTAAAGTTGACTTTCCATTAGAACCACTTAATATTAATGACCAGTTTCCAGCATCCATTTTCTCTTTGTAACGGGCACGAGCTACATTGATTACATAGATATCATCGGAATCATGTGTTCCAGCTGCAGATGAAGAAAAGAATGTAAATTTACTATCATCTTGGTCTAAAAGAATTGATTTGTATTGAGCATAAGTTGCTTTAGATGCCAATGTAGATGAATCAGAGTTTGCCAATGATATAGAACCTTTTCCTTCTCTGTGTCCATAAGCAACTGCATATTGTATTGCTGCCGATGAATCTGATGATGGGTTCTTATCATATACATTTACATAATAGTTTGAACTTGCTGCTGATGCCTGAGTTGATGAAGTAAAGAAAGTATTTAAACTTCCAGTATCTCCACTCCAAAGACCAGTAGTAACAACTTCTACTTTACCTGTAATTTGGTCAAATTCTCCAAATCTCTTATAGATACCATTGGTGATTTGTCCACCACTTGCACCCAATTTATCACCACCAGTTAAATATTGGTTAATGATTTCTGTTAATTGTTCAGAAGTAATTGTACCTTGATTACCGGATAAATAATTCGATAATTCTGCTGATAAATTTACTCCTGCTTGTCCGTTTATGTCTGCCATTTTATTTTTCCCTTATTAACTAGATACATATGTTACTGTTACAGGAATAGTTTGTGAACCACCTGTTTCATTACCATATACTGTAATTGTTGATTTAATTGTTGCCGTTATATTAGGATTAGGAATAAACGTAAATGTTAATCCTGTTTCAATTGCAGCCGTTGTTGTAATTTCATCACCTAGGAATGAAGGTACTGTACCTGCTGAGTTTGATAATCCTGTACCAACGATTGAACCAGCATTCTTGTTAGAAAGAATGATAGTATATCCACTCTGAGTGTTACCACTTGGTGAAGTTGTTGGTGTAAGTGAAACTTGACCACTTTCTTGATTTACTGATATTGAAGGGATACCAAATTCTACTTTAGGAATTTTAGTTGTTCCTTTTGGTAAAGTTACTAATTTATATCGTAATACCTGTGTTTCATCTGGTGATGCTTCAGTAATCGGAATTGCTTTAATTGCCGAATCATAATAAGCACTACCTTTTGGATGTGCCGGTTCATAAAGGGTATAATCTACCTCATCATCGCCTAATGCGAATTTGGTAATGTTTAAACCTTGTCCAGCTGCTAATTTCTCCCTACCCTTCTTTGTAAGAATAGCATCTACTGTGATTTCGGTATTATCTAAATAAGCCATAATTTAAATTCCTTGTTGTTGTAATGTTGTTATTCAATATATAAATATAACTAAATTATAAAATCGGTTATTCTACTTCTAATATTGGTTCTCCACTTCCTCTTCCACTATCAGAAACCTTAAGTGTATTTGGATTAGTTGTAAATGAAACAACTGGTGAACCACCATCTAATGTTGTTGCACTTGTTTGTTTTGAACCATTAAAAAATGAATTTTCCATTCCACTTGTTAAATCTCCTGTGTTTCTGTAATGTGTTGGGAAATATCCATTTAGTGGAGTAACCGCAACTATATCTCCACTTACAGTTGGGTCTGATGATTCGTTTCCATCAGAACCAGTAAATGGTAAAATATTTACTTTATATCTATGTTGTGTTGTTGATACAAATTGTCTTCCTTTTGAAGAATCATTTGAATCTATGTTTTCTGGTATATCAATACTATATTGTTCTTTTAATAAATGTACCTTAACTCTATCTTTTATAATACTACCATTTATTAATCGTGAACGAAGTGAAACTGCACCATCACCAAATAAACCAAATCCTGCTACTGATAGCGAATCTATTCCCATACCAACTTGTTGATAAGCGGTTGAATCATATTCTCCTTGTACCGAACCTGTTACTTGTGCATTGATACTTATTTCAATTCCACCCATAGTAGAACCAGAATTTATTGTCATGAATCCACTTTGTTGGCCATCCTCTACAAATGAATATACACCAGTTAATCCTTGATTTTCTGCTACTAAATTTAAATCATTTTCTGCATTTATACTACCCGAATATTGTGGGTTAGTTCCATATAAATTTACATCTTCCTCTACATCTAAACTTGCAGAATATTGTGGATTAGTTCCTCCTATTTTTACATCATCTTTTACTTTAATAGAAGTTTCATGATAGTTTTCATCACCACTTGGTTTTTTCCATTGTGTTTTACTTCTTTCAAGAATATGTGGTTCTATTAATAATCCACTAGAAACCTTGGCTCTAGCAGGTACTAATGATTCCAATACATCGAATAATGATTTATCAATATATCTTACAAGTTGTATATACTCATAAATGTTCAATGAATATCTATCAAAGTAATAATTTCTTAAATCTTTTAATTTTTTATACTCACCCAAGTATTCATCTCGTGGGTCTCCAATATAATTATCAATGTTGAAATCACCAAGTGAACGTAATATATCCATGTTTATTTCTTTTGTTGGAGAAAAGAAAAATCCTAACTTGTTTGAATCTATTGGTGCCTGGTCAAATGATTTCTTGGTTGCTCTAGTTTTATAATTTAAATCAGATATTAATGTTTGTGTTTCAAATCTAACTTTATTTCCAACATTAAATCCACTTGAGGGAACAGTAGCGGTTACATCTCTATCATATGGAGTGTATTGATAAGGATACGATGTTTGATTAGTAAATCCACTTGCAACCGATGATGTTGCATATGTTCTTATTAAAGAAACATTTTTGATATCAACATCTCCACTTGTGTGTCTGTTTTTTGGATATTCAAAATCATTTCTAAATATTAAATCTTCAGTAGATGATGATACATGATTACCATCAACTGCATCAGGTAATAATGCATGATTATCAATTCGTGATGAGGATAGTGGAGTTTTCCATAATCTAAATTCATCAAAATTACCATTAAAAGAAGTTGAACCAATTTTTATTTCACTACCACTTGTCCATGCTTTTGTAGAGTTAAGTGTTGTATTTAAATCTGTTCTTAATCTTTCTTGGAATCCTTCTTTAACATATAAATTAAATGAATCCGAAGTACTACCAGATGTTCTTGTTACTGCAAGGTTTACATAATCTCCATTAAATAATGGGAATGTATCAGTAGAACTAGAATCACTACCCACAATAAGTTGTGCTTTGGCAAGTGAACCAGTATCTTTAATAATATTAACAGACCATTCCGAACCACTTATTATTTGTTGGTCTTGTTTTGTTGTTGTACTAATTCTAAATTCTATTGTATTTGGAAATTGAGAATTACCACTATATTGCTTCCATGGTACAGTTATAGCAGAAGCTCCACTTAAATTTATTGATGCAGTTCTATCTTCAAATGTAAATTTACTTGTACCACTTTGAGTTGGGTCTTTTGGCCCACCAAATTCCATTATTGTTAATAAGGATGCCGGTACTCCATAACAACTTAATGCAGCGTGTACAGCTCTCTTAGTACCTTTGTTTTTATATAAGTAAGGTAAGTTATTTAATAATCTTCTCCATACTTCATTTTGTCTATCCTTACCACTCATTGATGATACTGTTGTACCATCTGAATGTTTACCAAATGCATATTCCCACAAGAATTGTGATTGTACTCCCATATCAGCATCCCAACCAAGAGATTCTAACATATGATATACAAGTTCACTTGATATACCAATTTCTTTTTTATGTTCTGTTTTTTTAGATTGAGATACTCCTCTGATATAAGTCCATATTGTATCAAAGTGCTGTCCAATCATATCAAAGAAAAGAACATATTCGTTATTATTAAAATCATCAGTAACATGAGCGGGTAGGTTATAACTCAATCGTGATGTATTATTTTTATCAAATTCGTGTGCACTAACAACAGCTGTATCATGCCAACTCGTTACTATAGCATCACTAGATGTTATTGCAGTTCCATTTGCATTAAAAGGATATGTCCATGAATCTGCAGTATTTGTTGTAAACTCAGATGATGAAGTAAATAAGAATTTTTCAAAAGAATCAAATCCTCTTTTTGTTTCATTTATTTTATTTAATTGAGAGTTTGCATCATTTAATACAGAAAGAGAACCTGTCCATCCTGTAACACCTGAACCTGATGTTAGTTGGTTATATCTATATTCATAATTTTGAATTAATTTTACTTTGTAAACAAAGTTTTCTACTCTTTCCTCTGCAGATGAATATTTTACAAAATCTTTCCAATTATATTCTTGTATTCCTGTTTCTTTAATTATATTTCCCGAACCATTGTATTCTTCAAAAAGGTCTGTTGAACTAGATACAAATAAAATATCAAGTTTATCTTGTGTAAAGTTAGAAGATGATATAAATTGATTAACTAAATCACTAGATGTAGTTGAACCACTTGTAATTAAATCATCAAGAATTTGATATCCAATATCATCACTTACATCTAAATCAAAATTAGGAGTAAGTGGATTACACACTTGTATGGAATTATCTACAATAGTAATCTGGTCTATAATTGGTATAGATTGTATTTTAGAAAGCCAAATAGAATCGTTTACATTAATCGATTTATCTAATGGTTCATATAATTTTAATACTACTGTTTTTTCTGTTGATACCTTAACATCTTTATTAATATCTTCTTGATATTCATATTTAGAAAAAGTTTCTTCATCAATTCCCCAAGTTGAAACTAATTCATTGTTACCATTTCCTAAATGTAAGTAATGAGTTAAGAATTTGGAGTCATCTGATTTAAGGGAGTCTACATCTACATCAGCTAAAAAGGCTTTTCTTAAATCAGCAATTAATGTACCTCTTCTAAGTTTTAAATCTCCTTTATCAAAGGTAATATTTATTTTTTCGTATTTACCTTCTGTTACTTCGTTACCTTCAAGGTTAGTTGGAATAAGTACTAAACTAAATTGTATTCCATTTCTATTTTCTTGTGGTTTATTCTTTAGTTTATTTAATACATCACCTACCTTAAACTCTGCAATTCCAGATGGCTCAAATTGTCCTAAGAAGTTTGAATCTCCTTTTTTATCGATGTAAATCTTAACAAAGTTAGTATTTACTGACTGCCAAGATACTTTGAAGGGAACATCATATTCTTTAAAATCTGCACCCTTTATATTTTGTGGGTAGTTGATATTTGTAATATCTGGTCCTGGTAATATTTCTTCACTAAATACATTTATTGTAAGTTTAGCATATTCACCAGTACCACCCTTTTCAGATATAGGTTGTAGATATAGTTCATATAATCCCAATCCATTTAAAAAATCTTCTTTATTTAAAACAACCGAACCTGATTTACCAATTCTTCTTTCTGTTTTTCCTAAAGTAAATCCAACGTAATCAGAATATGCGGTTGAATATGGAATTTTTAAACTAGTACCTGCCGCAATATTATATTTAAAATTAGTTAAATCAACTTTAATAAGAGGAGTACCATCTTGAGGTACATCTACGATTGGTTTTGATTCTATAAATACTTTAGTTAGGCCTGGAGTTAGTCGTATCTTAGTATCGTATGTTGTTATAGTTCTACTATCGTTTCTATCAGGATAAGTTATAGTATATGCTATTCTATGTTTTGATAAATCCCCTTTATGAAATAATTCAATATAAGAAATTGCATTTTCAAACCCATCAGTACCAGGTTGTCTTAATTTTAGTAAATCATCTTCTTCAAGAAGGCCTTCTGTTCCCCATGATGTTCTAAATCCAACTTGACCATCAAATGCAATACTTGATTCCATTTCTATATCAATAGGTGTTGGGTCAGGTAGTACAACTATGTTTTTAAATTGAAAATCTAAATTAGCAGAAAATACTTGTTGTGAAACGATTAGGTTTTCAATTGGTTTAGTTGATGGTTGTTCAACCCATCTACCATCTATTCGTTTTTCTACTAAAAATTCGTAAAAACTAAATTTAGTAGTACCAAATGAAAATTTTGGTGTTGGTTTAGGTTGAGGTTTTATAAATGGTTTTGTAAACCCAAGAAATAAATTTTCTCCTCTAACTTGTAGTTCTTCACGGCCATTAAATCCAAAATTATTATTAAGCTGTGGTTTTATAGTATCAAAGTTTATATAATCTTTAGTAACAGGAACATAATCTAATTGAATATCCTCAGCTACCAATGGTTTTATTTCTTTGGTTATACTGTTTAACTTAGAAGAAATTCTATAAGAATCATCTGATATATGATTACCTTGTTTTATAGTAACTACTATTGGTTTACTACATTCTTTAGCGGTTAATGATATTTTTTTAGATGAAGAATTAAATTCTGAGTTTTTTGAATTAAAAAGAATATCAAACGTCTTTTTGTTAGAAGATGTACTTAATAATATGGTTGCATTTGGTGTATCTATTGGTGCTTCATATTTACATACAGAATTATTAGGAGTAGTTGCATTTGGATTGTAATTAATTGCAGTTACATCCATACATCCCTTAATAAAAGGTATCTGTTTAGTACCACCTCCACCACCAGAATTAAAATCATCAGACAGAACATTATCGACAAATTCATCTTGTCCTCCAAATCCTAAATCTGAATTTGGGTTATATTGTTCATCGAACTGAAATATTTTTCTTTTAATCGCCATGTTTATAAATATCCTACCCTACTTTTTATCTGTATTGTTGTATGTTTAAATTTTCGCTATCTATTACTTCTTCTTGACCAGGAGTAGGTATATTTCTACCACCACCTCCACCACTACTATTATTGTTATTAGTTGATGGTCTATTAGGTGGTGGTGGTTCACTTCCACACTCACCCCTTCTTGTTATTTTTAATCCTGATATTTGTGTTACACTTCCTTCTTGAGCACAAACTATAATACTATCACCAGGTAAAAGTGCTGGAAAGTGTACAAGTTGTCCTACTTGATTTTTATATGTTGAAGTCAATACTTGGCCAGTTCCTCCATCTAACGATGCCATTTCAAAATCAGAATAAACATCATTATATCCTAATATATGATTCTCGTTTGAACCCTGTCCACCAAAATTAGGTGGTCTTGTAGAGTTTGCATTACTTATATTAGTTATACTATATTCTACTAAAGAAGGAGAGGTATCAATTATTCTTTCTTTTGGAACTTCTCTAACATCTTCACCTTGTCCAAATTTAAATTGACCTACATCGTGTGTAATTTCAAATGAATCAAATTCTACTCCTGATTGTAAACCTGCATTTACTCCATTTAATTTCCACTTCATGGTAGCGGTAGAAGACCAAATGTAATAAGTTTTAGTTACACTCTGAATAATTTCTTCATACTTACAACTACCATCACTTTCAGTAGCAAGACTATTATAATTTGTTGCAGATGGGTCTGTACATCCTAATATAACAACTTCTTCTTCTTTATATCTACATGAACCATCTTCTGTATTGGCAGATGGATTAAAGTTTTCTGCAGATGGGTCTGTACATCCTTTTACTTCAGCATCAGTTGAATCTGGTTCTGTTGCAGAATATATAGAATTAGATGTACTTGATTTTAATATATTTTTTAAAGCATCTAGTGTTATCTGTTCTTCTTTAGAAAGAATATTATCTTTTTGTATATCTCGTTTTGGTAAATAATATTCTAAAGAATTTATTAATGCAGTTTCTGCAATTCTTTTTATTTCATCTACTGATAATTCAACACAATCTAATTTTTCTTCAGAAGGCTTTCCATAGTTAGTTGAACTAATACTCCAATTTAATCCTTGTACAAAATACTTAAGAGATTGAATCCATTTATCTTTTACTTTTAATACAAATTCATCAAAGTTATATATTTTAAATTCTTTCTTAATTAAGTTAATATATTTTGTACCATCTGTTTCTTTTCCTTTAGATAGTAAAATATATTTTTTTATTTTTTCTACACTACATGAATCAACATATTCTTGTATAGTATAAATGACATCATCTCTAAATGAAGATTCATTGGTAAAAATAGAATATCTTTTTTCTAAATCCTCGTTTAACGAATCTCTTCTAATTGGTAAAATTCTAACTTCTGTTCTTGATGGTGATATTTCATGTATCCACATTTTATTGGATTCAACTTCTTCAGTACCAACTCTTCGGTTTAATAAAGTTATTTGTGTTTTAAAACTACCATTTGAATAACCAGCATCTTTAATTAATCTTTCTAAGTCAACTACAAATTCTTGTGAATCTTTTGTATTCTTAGTAAAAGAATTAGTTGGTAAAGTTAAAAAATATTCTTTAGATTTTTCATCATCTAAATATATGTACCTTACTAACTTACCAGTATCACCTTGTGGCAATTGATTATTGTTTATATCATATAGTATAAATTCAATTACATCAGCACACCCTAACCCAAAGTTAGATTTAGATATTTCTTTTTCAAACACCTTTCTATCTTCAGAATCAACTAAGTATCCTTTTCTATCTACAATATTTTTAAAATCCTTTATTGCCATAATTTATTAATTACCTTTTCCTCCACTACGAAGTTTTCTATAAAATCTTCCTACCATAGTAAACGTTGTTCCATCTATTGTTAGAGTAATTGTATCATCAAATACTTTTCTTCTTCCTTTTGGTGAACTTACCTTTCTAACTTTAACCGCAGTTAAATTTACTTTACCAGGAGTACTACCACTTCTCGCAGGGATTGTTCCTGTCATCTTACTGAACCCAATCCATGCACTTCCATGGCCACCAGATTTAGTTTTTATATTAAAAGAATAAGATACTTCTTTTTCCTCATTAAAATTATAAAGCTCTAAATCATTACCATTATGCCATCCACAACTTTTTCTGTTTGACCTAAAGTAGAATATTTGTCCTGCATCAAGTTCCCCTTGTTGTTTAATATTATTTTCTGGAAGTTTCCACGCATAATCACCTTCTTGTTTATATGAATTTGGTGGGCCACTCAATGAACGTAATATAGCAGTTTCTTCTTGTTGTGCTTCTTCGGCCGCTTCCGCAGCTTGTAAACTTTCTACTATTCCTTTTTGAGCTTCTAGTAATTCCTTTAAGGTATATTTTTGAGCCTGTAAACCCCTAACTTGTGCAGCCAAAGAAACTCTTTCGATACCTTCTTTTGTACCTTTTATAATTGCAGTTGAAAAATCTCCAAGTAAATCCGAATATCTTTCATTTGTTTGAGCCGCTTCATTTTCTGCTGCAGATTGTTGTAATTTTGCAGAATCCAATTCTTCTAATGCCAAATCTAATTGAGATTTAAGGCTTTCTATTTCAGATTCTAATGTTGATATATCTAAATTTAATTGTCTTATTTCGTCTTGAGCCTCTTCGTATTTTTTTTGTAAAGAATCATATCTTGATTTTAAGATATAATCTTTTTTATCTAATTTACGTTTTTTTATTAACTCATCTACCTTTACATCAATTGCCTTTTTTAATTCGTCTTCATTATATTTAGGTTTTACTAAATCAGCTGCTGTTTCTCCTCCATATGATTCTTGTTCTAATTTTATAGGAATTTCTTGTTCATTTAATTCTTCTTTTAACTTAGGAGATATGGGTTTAGATTTTTTTATTGGCTTAGTTCCAAAGGAATCTTCTTTTTTATTTGATTCAGGTCTAACTTCTTTGCCATCTATTTTATTGACAAGGATTTGTCCTTTCGTATCTCTACGAACTGCAGTTGAACCTTTTTTAACAAGTTCATCAATTCTAAATTTATCCTTTAAAGCCATCTCTTATTTTTCTACTGTAAATGTTAAATCTTTATCAATAAAATATTCCACTACTCCACTTCTTACAGTTTTTATTTCAATGTAGTAATCTCTATTATATTCAAAGTTATTTAAATTTAATTTAAAATAATTACCTTTAGAATCACAACTAACTTTTGTAAAGTCATCATTAAAAGGTACTACCACTTCACCTGTTACTATATCTTTAATTTGATAATAAGTTGTTGATGGTAAAAATTTTACATCTGTATAAGAGTATGTGTTTGTGTATGTTTTAAGAGGATATTTTTCTCTTCCGAAAACTCTAATTGTAGGTTTACTTCCTCTTTTATATGTTGTTTTTAGTTTCTTAAATGTTACATTAATATCATCTGCAGTTAGTGATGTTAGTGAACCAGTTATAAACGATGAATCATCCCATCCAATTCTTAACTTTGGTTGATATATAGTATTTGTTTCTTTTGAAAAGAATTTTAACTGACCATAATCAACTGTATCGTTTTCTTTAGCTGAATCATGTTTTATAATCCATCCTTCGTTTGGAATTGTACCTGCAATCCAAGAAGTAAGTGAAGGTAATACATTTAAATTAATATCACTTGTTTCATATGTAAATGATTGTGATGATGCAGAACCAGTGTACCAAGTTCCACCCTTTCCATTGAAAGAACCACTCGTTCCACTTGCAAATCCATTTCCTAACCAATTTGTACTTGTATTTCTTTTACCCCAACTAACACCATCTGTTGATATCTCATCGAATCGTGTACCAATTCCCATATCCCATGATTGTGAAATTGGATATGCATAAATTGTATAATCAGTAGGGATTTCACTTCCTTCACTTTCATTAAGAATTAAGTGAGCCGAACTCATTGTTACTTCTCCACTTGCAATAGAAGAAGATAATGCAGTAGTATCCATTTTGATTAAAGTATGGGAAACATCTTTTAGGTTACCATAATAAGTTTTAGATACTTCTAGTATTTCATCCCTACCTGTATTTTGAGTAGGTTGTTGTAAATAAATTGTTGAATCTTTTGATGCTGTTACGAAATAATACATTATACAACCCTCCCTTTTATATCCTTGTTAGGAAATTTAATTTCAAACACCGAAGGGTCTACTGATGGATAAACCATTTTACCCTTTGTTGCTTGTGATATGTTATATGAATTGGTAGAGTAAGTTCCATTACATTTATTAGTAATTTCACATTTAGGTACTGATTGTACTCCCTCAACTCCTGCCAATAATAATTCTATTTCAGATATGTTAATTGGCATATTAAAAGTCCAATTATCAATATTAAAATATTCTTTTAATTCTGTTATACATTTTGTAAGAACTTCTCTTTTATTATATCCACCATAAGCTCTTATTTCAAAATCTACTCCTATGTTAATTACATAACCATCTATAATATTAACACCATCGGTTAACATTCTATATTCTCCTAGATATGTTTTTAAGTTTTGTTTGATTGCAGTATTACTTGTCAATCTTTCCAAGTTTTTATTAGAATTATATCCAAGAATATATAAGTTAATCGCAAATGGATTGTTTTTTTCGGTTTGATTATTTGTTTTACCAGATAAAAACTTTTTTACTTCATTTTTTATTTCTTGTTGAGATAACTTTTTTTCTCCAAGACCTGTTACTAAACTTGTAAACTCCTCTAATGAATCAGGATTAGATAGTATTGATGTTGGTGAATTATTATCAAGTTCACCATCTGGTGCACAATATGCTTTTGCAATCCCACCAAATTTAGATGGCATAGAAAGTGCTCGTACTTGATAATCTTTTCTTGTTACAGCTCTACCTTGTGAACCAAAGTTTGCAAGTGAGTTTTCTCTAATCTCTTCAATAGTTTCTGCACCTCTACCACCTGTAGCTGGTACTTCATTTTCTACAGCAACTGATTGTTTACCTTTATTATATAGTTTTAATTCAGTTGGTGTAAACAATGTAGAATCATCATCATATTGAATTTGTGTAATACTAGTTAATTCTCCTTTTTTTACATTCGATTCAACTCCTCCTCCAATTAAGTATCTAACTGTTAGTGTTGTATTTGAAGGTGCCTGACCATATGACTTAGTTTTTAAGAAATTAGCTGGGTCAAATGAAGCTCCTAATTTATCTATTGATGATTGTAAACCTAACCCAACATTTTTAAAATTTGGTATTAGTGTTTCATCGTTTGTTGCAGTACCTCCACCAAATATAATTGTAGTTGAATTGTCTGCATTTACTTGTGTTGTAAACCTTCTTGAAGTTTTTAATAATTTTAAAACACTTGGTACTGAAGCAGAATGTTGTTTTAAATCTTTATCATATTGTTCTGTATTTGGGTAATCAATATAAACCATCTCTTGTGCCAAATAAGGAACTTGATACCACTTGTTTCCATTAGAATCTCGTACATCAAATATATCTATTACATTTTTATCTGCAATTTGTATTTTTGAAAAATCTTGAGCTGAACCAAATGATACTTCAACTTCTTTAATTTGAGCAGATATTGCATTAACTTTTTTCTTGATTAGATACTGAGCCGGCTCATTAGTACCATCAACTCTTCGATACACACTAACTTCTCTTTCACTATCATCATTAAAATCTACGGCTTCACTTGTTCTAAATGTTACTCCTTCTTTTGATTCGATAACCATTCCTTCTTTTACTCTCAATCCATAAGAGTAATCAGGTTCAACTTTACCCGCACCAGTTGATTTAGATGGTACAAGTTGATATATAGATAATTTAGTTAGTGCAGGATATGTTACCTTTGGTTGATATCCTAGGTATTTTGCTAATGCCAATACATTTTCTTCATCTTGAGCATATAACATCATTGATTCTTTCAATGTGTCATCTGTATAGTAAGATAAAGAATCTCCAATAAAAGATGCCATTTCAATGAACATCATACCAGGTGAAGATTCGTTAAAATCAGAATAAGTTTTTGGGAAGTATGATTTAGCGTACTCAATAATATTATTTCTGAATTGAGAAAAATCTTTATTGAGATACTTTATATCCCTACCATTATTACTTTTAAAATTTGCCGAATTTAATGCCATACGTTACCCCTCTACTGTAAATGTTACTTCTTGTGTTTCTATTTGATTTCCTACTGTGAATGATAATTTGAGTTCCGCTGTGTTTTTATCTTTCATCTCATCTGTCATATTTACATCAATTTCTTCAATTGATATATAAGGTAACCAAAAGTTAACACTATTAGTAATAGTTTCTTTTAACTTTTCTTCAAAACCATCATCCATTTGTTCAAATAGTAATGATGATAATCCTGTTCCGAAGTTTGGTTGCATTACTCTTTCACCTTTTTTGGTTAATAGTAAATTTTTTAAATTAGATTTTGCCTGCTCATATGATGAAAAAGCCGATTCAAAGAAACCAGTATTTCCATTTTTTACAGGTAAAGTAATTCCATATGCAAAATCATTAAATGATTTCGTATCTTTTACTACTTTTTTATCTAATATAAACGCCATTTTTTACTTCCTATCTTTTAAACTTTTTTACAAGTGAAGAATTATCTCTATTTAATATTTTATCAAGTCCTGGTAATCCTGTTCGTACACCAAGTCCTGTTTTATTTGGTTTTGTTACAACATCACCATATCCCATCTTGTGTGCCATCTGAGTTTTTAATCCAGTAACACCAGCTCCTGCTCCTTGAGAAGTAAATGATACTGTTTTATCCATACTCTCTTGAATTTGTTCTTGTTGTGGTAATCCATCTAATACAGATTTACCGCCTCCTGGTGTTGAACTTCTTTGAGCACTTGAGAAAGGTTTTGTATTATTTAGTACTTCATTTAATATTGGATTATTTGAAAGTTGTTTTTTAGGTGATGTTTTTGCTCGTTCCTGTTCTAACGCAAGTTCTACTTGTTGAAAAGGGTCTATGCCTTCACTAACGACTTGCGTAGAGGGAGGAGCAACACCCCCCTTCACCTCTTTTAATCTTTTATTTACTTCCTCTGCCAATATCTTTGGAAAAGTTTTCGATAAAAAGCGTTCTTGTTGTTTGGCAGTTTCTACCTCAACAAGAGTTCTTATTACTTTTATTAATTGTTTGTTGTTCATTTCAATTGTGTTTATCTTAATATAAATATATCTATTATAATTTTATGGTATTGTCCAACCTGTCCACATTAGTACTCCAGGTGCTGGTGGAACTAGTGGAAAGCCAGGATATAGTGAAATTGTTATGTACATTCCTTGTATTGTAGTAGAATGTATTTGTAAACTAGCAACCAATCTATCTAAAAAAAGATTAGTATTATCAGTTGGAGTTAATGGACCAACCGGTGCCCAAGTTCCAGGTATAGTTGTAAATCCACTTATAGTTGCAATATTTTGAAATGCACCCATTGCTGGAATAATTGGTGGTGTATTTGCTAATGTTGCTCCTGTCCAATATCCCAATACTCCTTTTCCTATATCATCTATAAATGTATGTAATCCACTTTTTTTTGATAAACTAATTTTACAAGCAATCTTAACCAATGTAAGCATTAGTGGTTTATTGGGTGTCATGATTGGTACTTGATTTGCGGTTTGAAGTCCTCTTCTAACACACATATCGTATTCGTTAGTTAGTTTCTCTGCAAAATCATCTGAAGATTTTATACCTCCTTGGTTCTTCATGTAAAGAGACATATTATTTTTAAATATCTTCCAAGACATAATTACTCCGTATAATTAAGTGTAGAAAGTATAGTATCTAACTTAGATTTTATTTTGTTAAAATCTCCTTTGTTATTTGGCCCTACCGCGGTTGGTCCTGCAGGAGTTGAGAATACTTGTTTATTTATTGCATTAATTAGTTCTTCTAATAAATCAATTAAAGTTTGTCCTCTTGCAATTGGTTCAGTTGTTTCTTCTGTATTAAGATATATTTCTCCAGCTCCACCAAGAATAAAAGTATTGTTATCATTGGTAGTAATTCTAACATCTCCGTTAAAATTCATAGATGCTCCATCGTTACCATTATCAATACTAAATTTACCATCGGAAATGAATCCATAATTACCTTTAGAAAAGAAAATCATTTCAGATTCTTTGGATGATAGTATGATTCTACCACTATTAATTAATACTTGGTCTCCTTTAAGTTCACTTGGATAATCATCAAATACTTCAGCAGTTGTTTCCAATGGAGTGTCTGATGTTCCAGGTACAAAATCTGATAAATATTCTCCACTTGTTATTGCAATTGTTGAACCATCACCTACAACATTTTCTTCTGTGATATCTCCTATCTTTAAATCATTCAAAGATTTAGAATCTTGTACGTTTCTAATTATAATAGTTGGAGATAAAACATTATCTGAATTATTATATCCACTAAAACGAATTGATTGGCCAAAACGAGATTGGAATAAATTATCTCCCTCGTATAGTTTTAATCTATTTACATTATTAATTTCAAAATATTCACCATACTCCCCACCACCAGAATTAACTTGAGTTGATTGAGCAGTACCTGTTTGTGATACATTTGAATATGAAGAAGCTTTATTACCACTACTTTCATCGTAACCAGCAAACTGTTTTTTTCCTGCATTTTTAGATGCACTACCTTGGTTTAAAAATTTAACAGGTATTCTTTTATAATATCTACCTACAATTTCTATTGTTTCACCAATAATAGGTAAATCTAAGTTGGTTGAATTTTGTGGATAATAAATTGGTAGTTTTTCTTCAGCCGTTACTTTATCACTTAAACGTCTTGCAACAACACATCCAACATTGAATAAATTCTTATCACCACTAAAAACTTCACTATGTCTATCTTCTACTGTATCTCTTAGTCTTGGGTGAGTTTCATCTAATATCACACCAACTACAACAGCGGTATCTATTGAACTAACTCCCTTAGAATAGTTTGCAGAAGATGCAAGTGTTTGTTTAGATATTCTCTGGCTCATTAAGTTTTACCTTTTGTTTAAGTTCTTCTACTTCATTAGTGAGTTCATCAACTTTTACATCTTGTTCATCTGCTACTTGTGAAATAGTTTCATCTAATTGTTTTAGTAATTGTTCTTTTTCATCATCAGAAAGAAAACCCGTATCTCCTTCTGCTTTATGTTGTGCTCCAATAATTCTTTGTGCAATTGCTGCCATCTTGATTAGTGAATCATCGTTCTTAACTGATGTATCTACTAAATCTTTTATGATTGGCCCAATTACTGCCATATCCCCAGCATGTCTAATTACCTTTTTCATTTCAGCGATTAGTTCAGAGATTCTTTGTTTCTTGTTTACTTGATTCTCATAGATATCTTTAAACAACCCACTAAGGTTCTTGCCAGGAAATAATTCAAAATCTATACTCATGATTATACCATATTAGTTGTATATAAATATAGTAAACGAAAAAACCCCACTTTTAGTGTGGGGTTTAATCTTTAACGCGTTGTTAGAATTACTTCTAACCCTTACTTCTTAATAATGTGGTACAGTACAAAAGCCCCTACAAGTCCTAACAGACCCTCAGCACTTAAACTTCCTAATATGTCCATAATGTTACCAACTACTGATACTTCTGGCCAGAAAGGGATGTTTGCACCTGAGAAGAGTACTTCAAGTACTACTCCAAAGGCGATGAAACTGATACCAATCTTTGTCAATTCTTCGGCCCATGAGCCTATTTTTTTCAAAAATTCCATATTGTTCTCCTTTTGTTTTAATTAAATGTAAATAACTTTTCCATCTTGCAAAACTAAGGGATATCCACTCAATAACTATGATATATATAAACAAAAAAATTAGAATATATATTCTATACCTAATTAACGAAGTGTATTTGGGGTTTATATATTTATGTACAAAAAAACCCAACTAAAATTCGTTGGGTTTTTATCCTAGCCACTTTATTATACGACCAGAGTTCTTATTAATAAATAGAGAGTTTTTGGTTAAAGTATCTTTTTACGAACTACATAAGAACCAAGTATCAATACATCCATCTCACAATTTAAAAATGTTTTTATTGCATCTTCTGGTGTAAGAACCATTGTTTGGTCTTTTAAATTGAATGAAGTATTAATAACAATTGGAAATCCATTTAGTTTTTCTAGTTCACCAAGTAGTTGATAAACATATCTAGCTCTTGTGTTTGTTAGAGTTTGAACTCTTGAGGATTTATCTATATGAGTTATAGATGGTAATTTATTTATAAATCTATCAACTACTTTTACTACTTGATTCATATATGGTATATCAGAATCATATTCAAAGTAAGTAGTTAATGCTTCTCTTTTACATATAGGAGCAAATGGTCTGAATCCTTCTCTTTTTTTGATTACTTTATTTAATCGAGATTTCATTTGAGGGTCACATGGATTTGCAAATATACATCGACTTCCCAATGCTCTTGCACCAAATTCCATTCTTCCTTGAAACCATCCTATAATATTATTCTCAGATATAAGCTCAGCAGTATAGGGTATTAATAAATCACTCGGTTTCCATTCATAGTAAACATCTAAATGATAATCATTAAGTGCTTTTAACATATCTTGTTTACTATAATCAGGACCTAAATATGGATTAGTATTATCATGTCTATCAATATCAATACCTTTGTAAAAACTTTCAAGAGCCACACCAATCGAAGAACCAGCATCTGATGGAGCTGGTGGTATCCAAATATTTTGAAACTTTGTTTTTTCTTTTATCTTACCATTTGCAGTTCCATTATAAGCACAACCCCCACTTAAACATAAGTTAGGTGTTTCTGTTATTCTGTATAATCTGTTTAATAATTTAAAGAAATACTTTTCATATTGAAATTGTACCGATGCAGCTAAATCTTTATAATCTTGTGTTAGTTCTTCTTCTGGTAATCTATTTGATATACCCAAGTGTTCTGATAGTTTTGAATTAAACATATGGTCATCAGACCAATCGTATTCAAAATAATCCATATTTAATTCATATCCACCATCTTTAGTAGAATAAATTATATCTTCAAATTTTAAATTATATTTTTCAGGATTACCATATGGAGCCAATCCCATGACTTTATACTCACCCTCGTTTGGTTTGAATCCTAGGAAAGCAGTAAATGAAGAATAAAACATTCCCAATGAATGTGGGAAATCTATACTTTGTAATTCTTTTATTTTATTTTTATCTCCATAAGATAAAGAAGTTGTTTTCCATTCACCAACACCATCTACTGATAGTATTGCTGATGTTTTAAATGGAGAAGTGTAGTAGGTATATGATAAATGTGAATCATGGTGGTTACCAAAAATAACTTTGGTATTCTTACCTTTATATTTATCTATATTTTTATTTAATAAATTATAAGATTCGGTATTTCTGTTTATTATTTTTTTTCTATTAAAATATTTCCAAATACCACCTCTTTTTGTAGATTCTGTAATTCTGTCTAATTTTGTTATTGGGTTTTCATAAAAACATATTTCAGATATATCTTCTTTGGAAATATTAAATTTATCAAAAAACCAATTTAAAGTATTATGTGGAAATGATGAATCATGTTTTATACCTGTGAATCTTTCTTCTTCACAAGCAGCTATAACCTTACCATTTTTAATTAAAGAAGCCGCCGAATCGTGATATCCACAACTTATTCCTATAACATATTTTATTTCCATTCCTACAAGTAATCAGTATCTATATATCTATCATCTTCCCAAAATGTTTCTTTCTTATCAACAATTAATTCTCCATGATGTAAATAATCATTTAACATTTTTTTCTGATGTTTTTTCATTACATTTACAACCTTAGTGATATAATGAGTTTTACAATCTGTCATTTCTCTAATAAGTAAATATAAATGTTTTTTGTTAAAGTTTTCTATATGTTCACTTCTACGAAATAATTCTAATATTGCATCAGCTATTTGTAAATCTCTTTTCTTTGTAAATACTGAATTTAAATTATTATCCCAATATTTTAACATCATTTGTTTGAATTCTTTGAATTCATTATTTTCCTCAGTTTCAGTAAAATCATTTTCAGGATTCCAAGTTTCAGGCATCTGTGAAAGAAGATTGTTTTGTTTCCATCTTTTATAGTTACCATTATTTTTTAAAATCAAATGGTTCTTTGCAATAATAGTAAAATAAGAAAATGCTCTTCCCTTTCCCTCTTGGAACATATGTATTTTTTCTACCATTGTAGAAACTACTTCTGTTTGGACATCTTTTTTTGGTACATCGAAATAAGTAAACTTGAATGTATTAAGAACATTTTCTGCAAGTTTTTCGAATGGGTATTTGATTCTTTCTTCATATATCTTAGACCTTTCGTTAGGGTCAGTTGAGTTATTATATTCTACTATAGCTTCTTGAGCAGGTGTTCCAAAATATATCTTGGATTTTTTTCTTCTAGGTCTTGGCATATTACAATTCTCTATTTAAGGTTTCAACAATTTTTTTTAATTCTAAGAAGGTTACTCCCACTTCATCATCTTTTTCGAATACCTCTTTATTATCAAGTTCTCTCATTTTATCGAGAGCAGTTCCAACAGATTGTATAGTATCATTAGTAGTCTTAACTAATCTATCTTCTAGTTGTTCGTTTTGTTTTAATAGGTTTCGAACTCCTATTAGTAGTACAATATTTATGACTACTGAAATTCCCATAATAATATTATAGGTAGTTAATAATTCTATCATGAATTTGGTTTTAATTTAATATCATAACCACTAAACTTATTCATATAAGAAGTGATTTTTGTTCCATTACCATCTCTAAAAACTTTTCCATTTTTAAAGTATCGTTTTACAGAACCCTGTCCTCCAAGATGTGCTGCTGCCAATATACCACTTTCTGTTATTAACATTCCATTAACAGTTTGTCCATCGAATACATCAATATACTTTTGTAATTTTTCTTTGTTGTGTAGTAATAAAGCCATCATTGCTTCTTCTTGTAGTTGTGGGTTATTTAGAAATTCGTGTTTAGTTACTTTGAATCCCAATCCTTTTAAAGTACTTCTTCCAAATTGATACTTACCCATGTATCCCCATCGATTTACAACATCATATCTATTTGTTGATTCTCGATGTCCAATAGCATTTAAAAAGTTTTGTAACTCTTCTTCATGATATTGTTCTATTCTAATTCTTTCTTGTTCGATTTTTAAGAGTTCTAATTCTCTTTCTTTTTCTAAATCAACTAACATAGTTTCTATGTTGTCTGATTTATCTTTTGTTACTGCGGAATCAATCATTCCAAACGATAGTAGTGAAACTACTAACGTAAATATTATTTGTCTTTTCATAAGGTCTCCCCTTTAATTAAACATATTATTCCACTAATATACGAAAAAAATTCCATATATCCAAGCAAAAAGTAATAAATTTTTAGGCTTCTCCTTGTGGGCCATAATACATCCCACGCATAACTTCTTCTTCAGTTGAAGAGGTTTCTTCAAAACCATCAAGAATACTTTGAGTACTTTCGATGTTTTTTTCTAACCTAGATTCTAGTTCATCTTCGGTTAGTATTCCACTATCTATTATAATATCTATAATAGTTTGCATAACAACATTTTGAGTTAACAATCTATCGTTAAGTTTTTTTATTTGTAGTTTTTGTAATGTTAAGCTCATTTAATAGTTCCTTTAATTCGTTTTTATTTTCACTTCCATAAACCAAATCACCAAATGATTTTTTGATACTATTATTACCATACCCCATTGCAGAGGCCATTCTAATACAAACAACCTTGTATTCATTAATGTCCATATCATCTGGTACATCAAGTTCTACTTTACTTGCTTCTCTATTATTCTCAATAAAGTCTTTGTCTGTATAGCTAAATATAAGTTTTCCCATGTTTTCGTTTAATTATAAGATTTCAGCACCTACTGATAACAAAGGTTCTGCTTTCTTGTATTTCATAAATTGAGTAGAACCATCCGATAATTTTACCATCACTCTTTCGTTTCTACCGTATTTTTTTTCAGATTTAATTGTAGTGGTAAATCTTCTCGAAGAATCTGTTATAAGAATTCCATTAAGATGGTCTATCTCATGTTGAGCACAAACACACTCTAATAATCCTTCATCTGAAAAGAATTCATTAGAATCCTTCCATTCTTTTCCTTCTTCAATATCAGGTGAAAATATAACGGTTCCTAAGTTATCACACTCTACTGTAAATGTTTTATGTCTTAAAGTTTTAACTGGTTTTTTCATTGTCTTATCTAACGATAAACATTGTTCTACATAAACAACTGTTTCTTTAGATACTTCTACAACTTTTGGATTAACTAATAGTAATGGTTCTTTTACGTTTATTAAACAAACTCTATCTGTCAAACCTATTTGATTTGCAGATAATCCCAACCCACCATGTTTAGTTAATTCAGTTGTTAATTTTTTTGAAATATCATCTATTTGCTCCTGTGTCATCGGTGTGTATTCTAAAACCGATTTTAATTTACTTGGGTCTTTAATTAGTTTCATCGAATAAATTTAATTGTTTTGTTACTAATTTTTTAGTTGTATAATCTCCACCAAAAGGTCTTTCATAAACTGTTATTCCTTTATCTGGTGATTCGAAAATTTTAATATCTTTATGTTTTTCAAAGTACTCTTGATTTTTTCTGTATATATCTCGTACTGCTTTTCCCAATTCCATATCGTTTGGATATTGTTTTACTAATTTTTCTATATTCATTATTCTGCTATGTTTAAATATTTTTCTAATAACCAAGATGATGATTGTATTTTATCACCCAATCCCCATACTGAATCTATTCCATATGTGTTACATACATCATTCTCTGGTGTTGTTGTTTCAGTTCTATCACCACCATTACCAAAGGCCATTTTACCTTCTATATCATCACTATATGTAGTATGCCATTTATGTTTTGCATGGTCAATGAAATCAATTGCTGTATCATCTCCATGTATGAGTGGATTCATTACATAAACATAATCCACATCTCTTAATGATTCCATTATAAACTTTCGTTCTCCTTCTTTCATAAACGATTTGCCTTTTTTTCTCCTTAACCAACTATCGTTGTTAAGTCCAATCCAAACTTCATCTGCTAACTTCTTAGCGTTTTGGATACATTCTATATGACCTTTGTGGACGGGGTCAAAACCTCCGCTTATTAATATTACTTTGTACTTTTTATTCATCTTTAAGTTTGTTAATTATATTTTCAGCTATTATCTCATGACATAGTTTTGATGGATGCTCATCTCTATGTGTTGGTCTATTAAATGGTATAACATCCTTATCATTATCAATCATCATCTTGATACCAAAACACTCATCACAATACTGAGTTCCCCTACAATGTGAGTCTGTATTTGTATAATGCATTTGTAATTCATCAATAGAATTGTAAGTAAATCCTTTATAGTTAAAAGGAATATGAATATTTTTTAAAAAAGGTCTATCTTTTATTGCCTTCCAATAATCCCTAGTCCAATTTAGTAAATAAACTTTTTTACCCATCTCTGAGTATTTTTTTAAAACAGATTCAACTCTATCCATTACTTGTTCTGTATGTATCTTTTCAAAATCATCAAAGGTATGGTTGTTATCAATTAACCAATCAATGAATATTCTTTCTCCTATTTTTTTAGAATGTTGTCTTTCTTGAATACCCTGTCCTTTAACAAATACCATTTCAGATACTCTTTCAAAATTCTGTAAGTTTGGTGTTGACCACATTTTATAATCTTTGTTGTTATATTTAAATTCAAAATCACATCTATATGGCTGAGTTGTTTGAAAAAAGATATAATCAACATTTTCTATATCATAGTTTTTCTTTACCATACTATGTTTATTTACTGAAACATCGTTATTACCAAAAACCTCATTTATAAATCTAATACTTTCTTCATCATTTCCTCCATTATATCTTTTTATAATAGGAGTTCCATTTAAATATTCTGCAACTTTAGTTGGCCATCCTAATGTTTTATGTAGTTCATATGCTTCTTCAGGAACTCTTGTAGATTTCCACTCCACATCTCTATCATCCATACCACCTGTATATTGAATTGACATTGGTATTTTAATATCTTTGTCGTAATACATCCATAGACCTTGTCCCCAAGTAAATGAACATCCACTAAATATTATTCCTTTTTTCATATTATCTTATACAAAGATACGAAATTTATTTAACATAACCAAATTTATTTCCATTTAAATCCTGCACCCATATGTCCAAACGCTGCTGAATCACCAAATATTGGTTTTCTGAGTTCTAAGAAATCAATTATTCCTTTAGGTGATAAATCATATCCTTTAATAAATTCATGTTCTCCATCAACGATAGCAGTTGCTTGAAGTGGTTGGTCATATCCAATTGCATAAGCAAGTTGAACCATTACCTCTTGTACCTCTGGTCTTTCTTCTAAGATATCTACCGCGATTCTTCTTCCCATATAAGCTGCACTTCTATCAACCTTAGTAGAATCTTTACCACTAAATGCTCCACCTCCAAGTGGAACTCTCGGTCCGTAATTATCTACTGCAAGTTTTCTACCAGTTAATCCAGCATCAGCAGTAAACCCACCAATGTTCCAATCACCTGCAGGATTACAATGTAATGATTCAATAAAGTAATCAGAATAATCTTCAAAATATTCCATTACTAATTGTTGTAATTCTTTTGCTGGTGCGTTCTGAAATGAACATACAACTCTAAGTGAGTTACCATTCATAGTAACTTGAGTTTTACCATCGTAAGGATATTTACTAAATACGTGCTTATTAAGTTCTCTTGATAAGAAATATTCTTGTGGTAAAAATTGTTTATTATCTCTACAAGCATAACCAATCATAATACCTTGGTCTCCTGCTCCACCAGTATCTACTCCATTTGCAATCTCTGGTGATTGTTGGTTAATGTTAATGATAACATTAATTGTATCATCAGTAGTTACATCATGCACTACCTTTATAATATTTTCTTTTGTTACTACTGCATTCGAAGTTACTTCTCCTGTAATATAAACTTCTCCCATACCACCACAAGTTTCAATTGCTACTCGTGAGTTTGAGTCTTGTTGTAAATGTAAATCTAAAAGAGTATCTGATATTCTGTCACACATCTTATCGGGGTGCATCGGAGATACACATTCTGCTGTTCTAATCATTGTTTAGTTTTTGTTGTAACTTCTGAATTTCCAATTTAATTTTTTGTGTTTGTGGTTTCTGAAGTTTTAGTTCTACGATTTTTTTTACTATTTCTTGTTTTTCCATGTTTAATTACTTAATGGTGCTTTAATTGTTGGGTGATAATTATATCCTTCTATTTCATAATCCCATTCACCATTTAAAATATCTACGTTAGATAATTTTATTGTTGGTAATGTAAAAGAACTTCGTAATCTTTGTTCTTCTGCTTGTTCAATATGATTTTTATATAAATGAGTATCACCTAAGTTCCCAATCAGTTCACCTGGTTCTAAATT